TTTCTATACTAATCTGCCCTGATGATCTTTGAGCGCAAAAAGCCACGCCCCGGGGAGCGGCTGAGCGCCGACGGGACAATGGCTTTTTTTCGCGGTTATCCCTCTTTTTTACTTACACAGCTCGTCAAACAGCCTGCAGAAGGGATCGTCGTCCAGATCTTTTACCTTCCGTCTTCGGTCCGCCCTTGCCTCTTCCTCTGCCTGATCCGCTTCCTGCTCCGGTGCCGCGCAGCCTGCCGCACATGCGGTCTGTCCGGAAGTCTTAACGCTTTCTGTTTCGGCCTTTGGGCTGTCATCCTTCCGGAAATCCCCGGTGATGTCCTCTTCCTTGTCTTTCTTCAATTTTTTGACCGTCTCCACAACTCCGACTGCCGCAAGAAGAGCCGTGCCGGCAAGGACAAATTTTCCAAATTTCTTCATGAAACTTACCTCCGTATCTCTTTTTTCAATCACTGTATCTCGCAAGCATTACCTGGCTGCCGCCTTTCCATCCGGACGACCGGCAAGTGCGGTACTGCCTTTATCCCCCTGTTTCTGAAGCAGGGCACTGCAAATCCGCCTTTTTTCAACTTCCCCCTGCTAAGAGCTGTCTGAACCTCTGCGGCTCCGGCGTATGTTTATTCTAGCACATCTTTCCTAAAATGGAAGGAGAAAGAAACAGCGGCCGCCGTCCGGATCTCCGTGCTGCGGATTTTCCGTAAGGCAGCCGCTGACTTCAGCCGCTGATTTCAGCCTTTGTTCCGCCGCGGCGGCTGCCGCGGCGGCGCCGGATTGCCCGGCGGATTATGTTTTAACTGTTGTCCTGTTTTCTTTTTTCGGGTTCTTATTTCCTGCGTTCCTTTTTCTTCTTTTTCGCCAGAATCCCGATTCCGGCCGCCGCCACAAAGAGCATTGCCAGGTAGGCGCCTGTCTGCGTCGGATCTCCGGTCTGAACCGTGTTAGAAACCGTCACAGCCGCGGCTGCCTTCGGCAGCACCGGATCGGAAGTCTTTCCGGGAACCACGATAAGCTCTGTGCTGCCCGGCGTCTTTCCTTTTGCTGTCGCCTCGTTGACAACCTTGCCGGCGCTCTGGTCTTTTTCGGTCACCGTATATTTTGTCTCAAATGTCTGTTTTTCTCCCGGCGCCAGTTTTTCCACCTTCCAGGTCTCTCCTGTCAGCGGATCCGTCACTTCTACCTCTGTCAGCGTCAGATTTCCGTCGTTAACAGCCTCGATGCGGTAGCGGATGGTCTCTCCGGCCGCGTAGCCGGAACGGTTCTTCGGACTGCTTACGGTTTTCTTTGTCACCGTCAGATGGGAATTTTCAGGAACTGTCTTGTCCTCCTTTTCTCCCGGCGTGACATCCGGCTTGTCTCCATTCGGATCTTTGCCGTCCGCCAGAGCTATATTCTTCACACTTCCGGCCAGGATATCCTTCTCTGTCACTACATATTCCGTATGGAGTTTGAAAAGTTTAAAGAGGATATTGAAAAAATTCTGCTTGATCTTCCGCCTTGCTATCTTTCCAACCAGCGCTATCTGCTCGCCCAGAATAACAGCAGTATCTGCACGGTCATCGGCTCCTACCACGTCCTGAGCAGGGACAATGCCGAGCACGCAATCGCCGGGGAGCAGCGATGCGTGGCCATATGGCGGCTGAGCGGGGAGAAGCTCTCTCTCGTGCATCTTTCTAATTCCAGCCCGATCGGAGAGTGGATGGTCGCCAAGAATGAGCATTTTCCCACCCAGATGAGTACATTTATCAAAAAGTACATCCAGCACCAGGTGATGGAAAAACTGACTCCGCGCCGGCTGGTGGTAACCGACACCCTGCGCGTGGTGCATTTTATCAGTGAAAGCGAGATTTTCTATCTGGAGTCCGATGACAAATATACGGAAATCTACCTGGAGAGCTCCACCATCCGAACAAGAATGCCGCTGAAGGAATTGCTGACAAAGCTGAGCCCTGTCTTTCTGAAAATCAGCCGGATCAACATTGTAAATATGAGCAAGATCGCCCGTTTTTCCGAGCGCGACGCCTTTCTGCTGGACGGACGCAGCCTGCCTGTGCCCGCAAAGAAAATGACGGAAATCAGACAGACGGTAACGGACTTCTTCAATTTTAATTCCGTGTAAAACAAAGCGATCCGCTGCGTGCTGCTATACATAAATGAACCAAAGGCTGCCGCGCGCGCCCCGGAAAAGAGCAAAGAAACAAGGAAAAAGACCAGACATCCTTTCATTAACTGGATTTCCGGTCTTTAGGTTTGATATTTGCCAGATGATACAAAATAAAGCCCCGGGAAGTCTTTATTTGTAAAGGCTTCCAAGGGTAGGCTTAAAGCAAGCGACGGGAATTCTATCTGAAGCGCATAGTCCGCCAGCACGCATAAAATCTAGCTTTTTCCGATATCATTAAGACACAATGCGACCATATATGTCAAATTCTTCTTTACTTCTTTTTTGCGGGAAGCCCCATCAGCGCACGCATGGCTGCAAACTCATCCCCAGACGGTTCCTTGCCATCCGCTCCTCCTGTTGCCCCCACTGCATTTTTGTGTGGTTCTTCAGATCCGAACATGTATGCATCGGATTTCCTTATGGCTTCAATGGCATTCTTGATATCCTCGCCCTGATTTTTGGACGCTTTCAGGGAATCCAGATCAAGCTTGGCTGTAATTGCTTTGGCATTTTTGCCGCCTGCCGCCGTGATCGCTCCTGATAACGTCTCATTGAAGGTGCGCTCTGCTTCCTTCGCGGCATACTCCTCATCCTTTGCCTTCAGGTCTCCCTGAAGCTTCGTGATCTGTCCCTTCAGATCATCCACATTCACGCCGTCAAATTTAGACAGGGCTTCTTTTGCGGTGTCGAGCTGGGTCTTGTAATTATCCCGCTCATTTTCGGCCTTCTTTGCTTTGGTTTTTTCAGCTTCAACATCCTTTCCGTTCAGGGCAAAAACCTTATCAATTACCTCCTGCTCAAGTCCAAGTGCTTTCAAATCCTCTGTTTTCATGTTCCTCTCCTTTCAAATTTCAGAATTAAGTAGTTTTAAGCCTGTTACTTCCGGCTCTCTGATTGATTGTTTTAGGCCTGATCATCTGGCCAATAAAAAAGCACCGGATCGCTCCGATGCTTAATTAACAATATTTGATTTACAAGTTTAATATTTTTAGGAATATTAGAACAAGCACTATTTTAGTTCAAAAATTCATTATTTTATATACTGTGACATGCCTCCATCAAAAAAGCACCGATATGAACCGATGCCTACGCACCCAGCACATTATCCTCATAGATACGATCACGGACTCTCTGCATCTTTCGCCCTTCGTCGTTATAATCGTAATAATCGGGTGGCGCAAAACCAGATTCCATGAGCCAAACATCAATCGCATCTAATATGTCATTGACATCATTTGACTGCATTCGTTCATTCGCTTGCGGGATTCTTGCATTTATAAAATTCCTGTCGTCCTCTGTTACTATTATCATCATGATCCCCTCGGTGTGGTTTGAATGAGTTTTTTATCTGTAACACTGATTACCACGGAGCATTTACGTCCTTTATACATTCGTCTAAAATTCCCATTAGCCAAGGTTCGTTCTTCACATGCATTGCCGTTGGTCAATGTATCGGCGACATTTTCAACCGACACACCCAAACGCATCCCCTTATGGGACGATGATGTTTGGCCAATCACACGATCAATAAAATGTGTTGTATATGCTTCAATCTTCACACCATCACTTGTTTCTATACCAACGATCTTGCTTTCAACATCAGAAGCGGTTTTTCGATATAGATCAAACCCAGTCAATGCATGAATGTCACCCTTGTCAACCGCATGAGAATAACCTTTTAACAACAAATACTCTCTGCTTTGAGTATACTTTCCTGCTTCATATTTGGCAACCGTGCTTAATGTTGTGTTATCCGCGCCAATGCTATGCAGCCATGAACGATGCTTTTCTTCTTTACGCTGCAAGTATGCTGTGTACTGTTTCTTACTTGGAGCTACCCGCCCATTCAGATCATAATAAACTCTCTCAGTCTGCGTTTTCATTCCAAACGCTTTGCTGAAACTCCGGTATTCATCCAGCTGTGCCTGATATTTGCACTTTTCAATTACGATATCATCCGGATCGGCGTCTCCGGCCTGCATCAGTTTAACTTTCTCGCGCTGGGCTCGCATATTTGTTTCCATCTGGCGCTGTCTCTGCGTTGCCTGATAGGTGTTGTATTCCCTGCCCCGGAAAGTCTTTGTCTCCGCTTCCTTGCGGTTCTGCTCCTCCAGCCATTCATCCGTATAGGTGCGTTCTGAAATGCCCGGAATGAAGGGATAATACTCATGCCGGCAATTCCACCCAAGAAGGCCAGGGCGTCCACAAAATCAGCCAGACAATCCCTGAGATTCGCCTGGATTGAATTTACCCGGTTATATTTGCGCTGTTTGGAAGCCCTGACCTCTGTGGCCGTCTTATCTACCTCGGAGGCGTCCGAAAGATCACCATAAGCCAGCCCAACAACAAACTCTATGGAACGGTAGGCCTTCTCCAGACCCCTGATATAGGCTTCGTCACGCATGGCAGGGGAATATTCCTTGTAGAGCTCCCCGGAATTCTGCTCCAGGTTAAGCCCCCGATACAGGCGCTGCTTTCCGTGCGGAACAGAAACCTTACCGCCACCCTTGTGCCGCAGCGCCCGCTCATCCACATGGACTGCGCGCTCCCCGGAGTTGTACTCCCAGTCCAGACGCCCAAACTGGATATCTGCATTCCGTATCAATTCTTCCGCTTCGGCATAAATAGAAACTCCGCACGCGGATCCGTCAACCCGGTTCTTTAGCGGTACACGGAAGTAGCCATAATCGTTTTTCTTCATGCCCGGATAGGTGATTGGTCCCGGTTCAATATTCGCCCATTCCGGAACCGCGTTCAGTCCACACGGAAGGCCGATATTCGACTCCGCGGATGAGTGATAACACTTATTCTCAATCACCAGATTCCCGTCGGCATTGAACCGGTGCCGCTCAACCTTTGTGTACCAGCTGGATTCTCCCGTACGCTTGCGCGTCAGGAACATGACGTCATTCGGCATCCCGTTATCAGCAAAACTTACCGGGACAAATTTATCTGCGGAAACAAATTCTGACTTATCGCCGCCAAGAGGTTTTAGAATGAAGGAACCCAGTGCAAGTCCGTCCTGCAGGTTTTCATTCAAGTCACGCACGGCCAGCTGCAATGCGTTATTCAAAAAATCATTATTGTCAACCTTTGCCTCCATTTCCCCGATCGCAATATCTGAGAATTCCCGGCAGATGCCAACCTCAGACCGGAGGGAAATTATGCCGCTATCACTGTCCAGCCATTCCGCATTCCCGCTAATCATGTTCTTCCAGCGGTTTATGGCCGTAATCATCGTCTGCGACAGCGTAACATCTGTCCCCGCGATTCTCTTCATTTCCGTATATCCGAACATTCGTCCGACAACCCCTTTCCACCAGTGCCTGACGCCCTCAAACAT